AGTACTTAAATTAAGTACTCCACTCTGCTGGCTAGAACGAGAAGTTAAGTGCTCCCCATGATACAAAGCCACGGAGTGGCTTTGGTTATGGGGAGTACTTAACTTCAGTACTAGACGGTACCGCACAGTAAAGGCCTTAACAGAGAATTCTTAATAATATTATAATGCAAAATATCGGACCATATCATAACAGCCCCATCTTAAACGAAATTCACACATATTTCCCAGCACTCTTGTATGATAATAACTTCCAAACAGTCCCAGATGTTTTTTCATACATTAGGCAACAACTGCGAGCAAGATTTGATATTTATTCGACACAGAGAGGGGAACGCCGACCCCAGCGCGCTAATCCGTGGCCTCCACGGAACTCTCGGCCCCAGCGGAGGCATTGGACTCCTCCTGTGACGCCTGCAGTACATACATATGTGGCCCAACAACCTCAATATGCTAGTAATGCGATGGATGATTTTAATAGAATTTTATTGCGTGCTGTTGGATTTCCAGTACCGGTTGATTTCTCAGAGCCTGTTGCGGTTAGCCCAAGTCGCGCACAAATTGACGCGGGGTCAACCCTTCACACAACTATTGGCGAGAGTGAGGCTCCTTGCTCCATTTGCCAAGACGCTATTCGAACCGGTGAAACAATTCGTCGTCTAAATCACTGCTCTCATAAGTTTCATCAAAATTGCATTGATACATGGTATCAACGCAACGTTCATTGTCCTGTGTGTCGGCATGATATTAGAGTGACTGTATAACTCTCATAGAGTTCTGGTAGTTTCCTACAAATGACTCATCCGTCGGTTTAACGCTCTTAGTCTTTTCAGCGTCGGCGCGATTTACGCGCTCTTGGAGGCGTCTGTATAGCTCTTGCTCGTCAGGTGTTAGTGCCTGGACCTCCTGATCTACTTCTTTGGGAGTTCCAAACATATATAGGTCGCTCGTATTATTTGTTAAATAACCGACCAATAATATAATACCAATACTCAGCCATATTGCGGTAAAAATATTTCTTGTTGCCACAAATATTACAACAAAGAGGAGGGCGCGACGGACCCATGGGTGTTGAAAGACCTTGTCCTGCTCGGGAGTAAGACCACCTACTAAATGGCGACCGCCCAAGTTTAGGATTAACATCATTGCACCGATAAAATACGTATTTGTATTGAAGCCACTTAGAAATAATTCTACTGGATTCATTGGACCTGATATTATGGGAGTTGGTGGCGGCGGGAGGGCCATTTCTACTTAGTGCTATGCTTTAGATCAACAGTAGACCACTTCTGTGTAGTAACTTCAATATCCATTATATAAAAGAATATTGTGAACGCAATCATAATAGCAACACAAGGACACCAATCAGTAGATAAAAATAGTAGGGCAACTAGAGCAATACGCCAAACGGGATATTGATAGAGATTTACCATAGCACGAGGATATTCATTCTCGAATATGGAACCTTCTAGAAGATTCCAGCCAAAAAATAGGGCCACCACTATAAATTTTAGTATATCGTCAAAGTAACTCCTTTCGAGTTTCATCTACCGTGATGTGCTAAAATTAGCAGAAGGAGCTCTAAGGCCCTCCACTACTCGACGTCGACTTTCCATTTGTGGAGCCATCTTGAATAGCAGATGTTTTCACCTCATCCTCGTCAATTTCAGTCGGATTCTCTTTAAAAACCTGCTCGACCCACCAAAGATTTTTATCGGTCACCTTTTTCTTAGACTGGAAGCCCTCTGTGGTCCGGGGGCTCATAGAAAGTAATAGTAATGCGAAAACGGCTACAAGAAGTCCGTTGGCCCAGCTCGTGCATTTAGCGATTAATATGGTTGAGGCGAAAAGCACAAGTCTTCCGAGGAAAGTATCCGCGAGACGGCGAATTTGTACTGGAATTTTTTTAACGAAAACGATACATAAGGTTAACGCCAAAAGTGTGTATGCTGTAAGGGGACTCTCGTGTCTTTTCAACATATCCACAAAAAGGTCTCTTGCACCGCCCTTCATTACAGGTATTGTTCCGTTGGGCTTCATCTCTGCATGTCTGGGAGATTAATACTGGCATGTGCGCCCATCACCAGTAAGTTTTCTCAGATTGACTCAGATGGAGCTCTGTTCCTTAACAGAGGCTTTCCCAGATTTAAATAAACCAAATAGTCCTTCGAAAGAAGAACGAAGGGCGGCAAGAAAAAAGGCGAAAAAGTGCAAGGGGGCGGATCTCCAGTACTTGAAGGGTCAAGACGACCTTCTTCCGCCCGCTGATACTTTAAAGAAATTGGGGGAGCTTCCCGCCTTCACTTCCTACCAGGACGCCTTTAATGATATTAGTGGTAGTACGGTTGAGGGGTTCAAGCTTCCTCGACTTCCAGCGACTAATACACTTTTTGCAGACCAGGGCCTCCCTGACTATTTTGGAAAAGGACTCGATGATGATGATGAACCCAAAAAAGAGGGGTTTACAAATATTCAAACAAATGCGAACCACTCGCTAGAGTATGCCTTTAATGCAACTGGTGCAGAAAAGGCCGGCAGCAATGCTTCTTCACTCCCGGATCCAATGTTAAGTGATTTATGGAAGCCATTGACACCTGCGAAGACGAAGACTGCCTTTTTTCAGGGACAGCAGGGAAATGGTCGCAGCGCTGATAATCAGAAGTATGTAGAAGAAGAGGAAAAAGCAAAACGACCAGTATCGTCTAAACGCAAGGAATCTGACCCAGATTCCATGCGAAACTTGATGGCGACACAACTAAAGGACCTTGAACGCCGGATGGATGAGCTAGCTTTGAAACAGCCTCGAGATTCAAAAAATGAGATTTTAGTCTTTGTTGGTACCGGGATATTTTTACTACTTTCTTTTGATTTGATGATACGTGCTGCTGGACGTTAACGAGCGGCACGGAGGGGTCAAGGGGAGAGGCCAGTTCCTGCTGCTGGATCTATTTCTGTTGAATCTACTGTTGTTGTTGCAGCGGCAGCAGCGCGGGGGGAGGGGTCAGGGGGCGGTGGCGGGGGCGAGGGGAGGGGGGGAGGGGGCGGTGGCGTCTCCTCTCCATCATCTACTGTTGGTGTTGTAGCTACTGTTGCTGTTGCAGCTCCTGCAGGAGCAGGAGCAGACTTCTTTCTCAAAGAAAATCCATGTATTCTCTCCATACCCTTCTTAAAACGGTCTAGTATGCGTCGAGTGCCTGTTATTTGAGCCGGTGACGAGCCGTATCTTAGACCCTTTTCTCCAAGGTTAATTACATATGGAGCCACCTTCTCAGTGGCATTTGCACTCATTATACGGGTTGCACTAAGTCCCACACCGGTGTATGTATCGGTCGCTTCAAACCCGCGCGTCGTAAATCTTTTATTTTGCGCGGCTTTTACAGCATCTGCTGCTGATACACCATATGCATAGGCTTTAGTACCACCATTAAATTTTTCAGGTATTATAATCACATATGGTGTCCCGTTATATGCAGGATTCTCATGATTTAATGACATTTGACTAATTAAAACACCAATAATTTCATCTGTAGGAGCACCGCCCTTATATATTTTTCTTTTACGGGTTGACCTAGGCATCGCTAATATATAAATATATAATCCTTGTATTTTTTTTGAAGTTGCTCGTGTATTTTCTTTTCGAGCTCAGCCTCATCTTTTTTTTGGGATGACTCCTGTAAATCACTTGGAACAGATAATATATAATATTTATACATTCCAGTCTTCTTATTTGCAGCAATTATAAGTGCCCGCCGCTCGTTTGTTGCTGGATGGTTGTATGAGCTGATTGCCCCAAAAAATTGTTTATGCATCTTACGTTCATCTTCATTAGCTTCCTTCGCGTGATCCACGTGAATTTCATCGGGTGGTTCGTCATTGACATCCTCATAAGTTTCGTCAGCGTACTCGTTAAACTCGGGATTTGATAATTCTATTTGCAGTTGATTATTAACAAAATACACATTTACATCCTCTAAAAATTGCCTACATGTGTAACATTCTCTCTTTGTCAGTAGCGAGATATCTGACATACATCTCGAAGTAGTAAAAGTATTTAGAAAATTTGACAGACGTTCAGCCCAACCGTCTCCAAAACACCCCTGAAGAACTCCAGGGCGGAGACGGGTTGAATTCAAGAATGTCGCCTCATCCTCCGTGAATTCTTTATGTCTCCAATTTTCAATAACAGTCTCGTCTGCTTCGCGAATTGAATAAACTTTCCCATGTATTTCAATTTGAACGTTTTGAGCACCTGGCTTCACCTTGTCACTTGCAACATGTCTATCATCTGCCGCTAGAGGTTCTGGCGCAGATGTTAGAGCAGACGTACATAGTGGTTTGTGGTCGCCTTTTGGGTTTAGTTGTATTACCATAAGGGCATACCCTGTAATATGGGATTTGTCAGTACCCTTTGTAATATCCAGATGTTTTAAATAAAAGGCGTTGTGTTCTTTATGAAGTTCATGTAATGCGGGTGATTTTAATAGCCCATCACATGGACCTGGCGGATGTGACAAATCGTAGTGAACTTTTTGATTAACTCCACCTTCATCTGCACTAGACCTTATAGCAAATATATCGAGGCTTTCAGCATCGTTTGACCCATCAGGTTTTACTGAAAGCCCTAGGCCGTTTCCATAGATATTACTTACTTTCAGCTCCGCTAAACCGAACTTACTTATTTTAGGGAGAGCCGGCTCAGCAGACGTTGATGCAGATAATACAATGCCATCCTTGACCCCACTGCGACTATAAGGATATACTATATACGATGGCTCTAACATGGTTAACGGCGAATTCTTAAAAACATCATGTCGCGAAAGAGCTGTTGTTAATAGTGTACCAACATTGTAATTCGCCACAGTGTTCTCAGATAGTATGAAAAGCTTATTTATATTACTTATATTACTAGAATGTATATCTATAAATATTGAAAAAAGGAGTAAGTTTGCTTGTATCGCCTCGGCGCGTTGCTTGTCATCAGCTATACTAATATCGGCATAAAACGACGGCATAAAAATAATAGTTATACCGGCCTTTACCTTATAACGGTCTTTTCCACCCAGTTTTTTATAAGTTAATGCACCTATTTTATCTAGACGGTATAGGACTTGTGTAAATAAATCAATACGACCTCGTATAGGGGGAATAACAATGACCTTGTCGAGGTCACTTGGAAGACAATATATGAACCGAGAATACATTGATAATATTTCTTTTTCGTTATATTGAGCGCCCTCTCGAATTGTTGGGATTAGCGTAGCAACCTTTTTATTAGTATTCTTATAGACAGTATTCCACTGTTTCAAGCGGGTCTGTCTATATTTATCAACTTCAGTATACATATTTACTTTCATTTTTTGGGCGCCGACTTCGTCATTTATTTCCATAAATTTTCCCGCAATTATTTGCCGGTATTTGTCTATTTCTTTAGTTGTGTTTGCATCAGTGATATGATAAAACTCAGTATAAACAGTGGTTGCTTCAAGACCCATTATACTCGATGCAAATGGTGTTGTCATAACTGTTGCTTTTGCCGCCGTATGAGCCGCGACAATCTTTATGTTTTTCTTTCGCCGCTCCCTCAATATTGATTCGATTGCAATTTTGTGGGCGGCTGTCCGTTTATCCTCGTCGGTTGGATATGTTTCTGAAAATCGCGGATCATCTTGTGCTGCTTTTACGGCGGCCGCGGCCGCCTCCTTCTCCTCATCGGTAGGCTGCTCTGTTATATCATCTGTACCAACTCTTTTCTGGAAGAGTTTTTGAGCATGCGCGTTAGCGGCTTGAATTGCAAAATCTGTAAGTTGCGCTGGGGTTAGTGTCTTATCATCATGCTTTATAAGATACGCCGCTGCAGCAACTTGCTGTAATTCGATTTGCTCTTGAGGAGTGAATTCGTTGTCAAGTGCTGAGGTGTCTGGCGGAGTACCGCCAGCCTGATTTGGGAGAATCTGGGCCTCATCGCCCCCTTGTAGCATCGATTCACCGCCTCCAGCCTGATTTGGGAGAATTGGGACATCATCGCCCCCTTTTAACATCGATTCATTACTCATTCCTGATAACCCATGTGAAAAAGTGCCTTAAGAGAATCCCTACTATCCCTTAGAGCTATGGCAGAGATTGCCGTTCAAATCGATCACGACCCTCAGACCCGCAGAAAGAAGATTCACTGTAAGCAAGAGCTAATCATAAGCAGCCTACAGAAGTTCTATGCTAACCGGGCAGATATGGGTGAAATTCTCGAGCACTTACAGGGTACATCGGCGATATCGTTGCGGCTTATCGATTGGTTCGTAACGAATTATGCAAAGCAGTATAACACAACATATATTATCAATAATCAGGAATTTCTTGTTTACATGAACTACAAGTCGCAGCTAAAGGCTTATTCGAAGAAGCTGTTCGACCCCTTTTGCCGCCGTGAGCGAATTATGTTCCAGCTCGCGGACAAGGAGTCTTTTCTCACGACAGTTGGAAAACTGAATTTCTTTCGCTGGGCCATTGAGAAGGGGATTCTCGATTATATCAAGTTAAATCTTGCGAAAATCGAGAAGGAGATGAATACAAATGCGCGGGAAATGCAGAAGGTGAAGAAGTCTTCTGAGAAGTCTCAGGGGACGGCTTCGACCACGCGGCGGCGGCGGGCGGCGGCGGTTCCTACTGCGAAGGTGATGGAGAAGCATGAGGTGCCGATTGAGATTCGGTTTGATTGAGTTGAGCCCCCATCTTCCAAAGTTGGCTCTGACCCCTGTAAACAATCTCAGGATTGTCTATCTTGGGTCGAAGAAGGTCAAACCACTGGGTTAGGTTTGTGGGGGTCTTTCCCTCTTCCTCATAGCGGTCAGTAAATGTCCGTTGGCGGAGTCGCTCAGATTCCTGTATTCCACGATCTGCACTTGCCAGTTCGTAGACTGCAGAGCGAACTTCGCGTACCATGTTCTTAGGGTCACGTGTGGGGTCATAACGGTCGAAGAATGGGTTCTCAGCGAGATTTGGTCCGCTGGGAATATAGGGCTGTGATTGGCGGAAGTCGCGAGGGTCTATACGGGATGAGAGTGGTGCCATATCCATAAATACTGGTTTTAGGGCTGCAGGTATATGGGAGTCAAAGTGATGGTCCGAAAGGTCAGTTAAGTCCTGGCGTTTTTTCGTTGCTGTTGTGAACTTTCCACCAGGCAAATCTGTGCGAATGTAGTCGGTTTGCTGAATCGGAACAGCAGCGTTCCAATTCTCAATATATCTACTGTTTGTCGTATCCATCGCCGATATTTCCTTGCGTACTCTCGGCTGAAAACCGGCTGGCGGAATCCGGAGAGGACCAGCATATTGCGGTGTGTATGAATTATAGACCTGCTCCTTTTCTGGAGGGGGGTTTGCAGTATATGGAGTCCACTGCATCGTCTAAAGACTATAGAGAAGTAACATGTAGTCGGTTTAAATGTTTGTAATACCCGTTTTAGCAGTGCCGTTACAGAACGTGATAAATATCGTACAGGTGTGGATGTTTCTAGAGAGGAATGGGACTCATGCGATTGAAGTTGAAGGCGTAGAGGATGCGCTCGCCTTCGCCGAGCAGAACGGGTTTAATATTCTTGGGGAGCCGGCTGTGCGTGGTGACATTATCTTTTTACTGATTGACCCTAAGTGCAAGGAATTGGGGTCTTTTTACACGTGGAGCGAGATTACACCGAGCCAGCAGCCGATGAAGGAGGTGTGGCGTCCATTTTTGTGGGTGAAGGCGGCGGAGGATTTGTGGGGGACGAACCAGTATTTGAATGAGATTATGCTGACGAAGGACCGGTCGGTTTATAATGTTATTGGGAGCTTTTTTTAAAAAGAGCTTTTTTTGAAAAAAAGCTCGGCAAAAAAACTCGATATCCTTAGCAATTCCGAGTTTTTTTGGGGTCTTTTTTCCTAAAAAAGACCGCTTTTTTTGAAAAAAAGCTCGGCAAAAAAACTTGA